TTTAGAGCAGGATCTCTAACAATACCTTGCATGGCACTTGCAAATGCACTGGTTCCATCTGCAGCTGTTAAACTAAATTGAGCCAGTGTTTCTGAATTTTCCGAAACCAACTTGACCATTTTATCAAGTTCTTCGATACCATAGCCAAACTTCTGCATGTTGTTGAACACGCCAGTTATACCGTCAGCGGCTGTGGCTCCGGATTTTTGTAAATCTTGATAGGTTTTATAGAGTGCATCGCCCTGTTTGGAGGCTGCATTGAGCCCTTTGGCAAACAGATTTGCGGCTACTGCAGCTACTTTGGCTGCAATTCCAAGACCCGGAATAGCCAACACTAGCAAGGTCAGGGCGTTGGATGCGTCTTCAATGGCACTGCTGAATACCTTGGCACCTTTTTCACCTTTATATAACGCACTCCCCACAGAGGCTGCACTGGATCCTAATATACCTAACGCGGCGTTGGCGTTTTTACCCAGTCCGGCCATTTCTCCTAGCGATTTAGAAACACCAGGGCCTTTGGCTGCAACTCCGCCCATGGTTTCAATTAATGATTTTAGGTTTTCATTAAGTGCGTCTATTTGTTGTGGGTCAATATGATCAGCCATAAGTATATTTAGCGAGGCAAAAAATGAACGAAAACAACCCTTTAAGACAGTATTTTAGACAACCAGCAATTTATATTGAGCTACCCAGTCAAGGTAAGTTTTATCCGCAAGGTGCTCTTAATATGCCGCAAACTAATAAATTACCGGTGTATCCAATGACTGCCATTGACGAAATTACATACCGTACTCCGGACGCATTATTTAACGGGCAGGCTACAGTCAATGTAATTCAAAGTTGTGTTCCAGACATTAAGAATGCGTGGGGTATTCCGTCTATGGATGTCGACACTGTGCTAGTATCTATTAGAATTGCCAGTTACGGACACGAAATGGGTTTTAGTACACAATGCCCAGCATGCCAGCATGTATCCGATCAAGCAATCGATTTGCGGAATGTGCTAGATAGCATGCGACCTGTGGATTATGCAAAACCGATAGTGTCGGGAGATATGGAAATATATTTTCGTCCAATGAGCTATCAAAATATGAGTGATAATAATCAACTTCAGTACGAAAATCAAAAACTATTACAAAATATTCCCGAAAGCGCAACATCCGAAACTGATAAAATGAGTGCTCTTAGCAAGGCATTACAAGAAGTTACTGCAATGACTGTTAAGGCGCTGGCTCAAAGTATTGCCATGGTTAAAACTCCTACAGCAATGGTAAGTGAGCCAGAATTTATCGAGGAGTTGTTAAAGAACTGTGATAGAAAATTATTCAACGAAATTCGAGATTTCATTGTTACAAATAAAGCCCAGTCTGAAATGCAGCCAATCAAGTTAACCTGCCCTGAATGTAAGCACGAATACGAGCAAACTGTTACCCTGGATATGTCCAGTTTTTTCGAGCCCGCCTCCTGATCTCGAACCACGACCAGATTATCGAGCTAGTTGATAACATGGATAAGGAAACAAACGATATTAGACAAGAGGCGTTAAAAATGGCATGGTATATGCGAGGTGGTCTTAGTTATGATCATGCCATGCAACTTAGTGTTCAAGAACGAAAACTAATCAATGAGATTATTAAAGAGAATTTAGAGACCACGAAAAAGTCGGGCCTCCCCTTCTTTTAGAAAAGCGAAATACGCTTTACTAAAGTGTGAGTGACTATTTGAGATCTCTTAGAGATCTATGTCTTTCGCTGAAGCTCAGACATAATGTTTTAATTAGAACATAATTGCTTTTCTTTAGCATTATCCAGATTATGTGGTCACAATTCACCGTATGCACGGTGAATTGACTCTTTTCACATTATCCGAGTGACAGCAGTCATTTATTATAAAGAGATTGTATTTCTACGCAGAGGCGGTTGACCGGTACCCCTTACTCTAGCTTCACATATCAACGGAACCCTAGTGACCCAATAATAAATCCAAGTCCTATAAGCATGGGTCGTATCTTTTTCAACGGAGCCCAAACCATTTGTTGCCTTAAGTTAGCAATTGCCTTTCACACGCAAGCCATTCCGGACCGGGTATTCCACCGTTCCTCCTTGCGAGTCGAGCATCCTCGACCAAACAGAGTGTATTGTTGCCTGTCTAGTTTAAATTTTGTTTTTTATGTGACTACCATGTATACGGCAAACTATTTGCCCGTTATAGTAGTCGTCTGACTCTAATACTCTATGATTAAATTGCTCTCTAGCTTCTATATAACTGCATGATGCCTTTGAAGTACAATAAAATAATATTTCTCTTGTGAAGTTGTCTGAGCCTAGCTCTGAGATGTCTTTGTTTAGTTGATCGTTACTGCCAAAATAAGTTTGCCAGTCTGAATCTATTTTGCTTTTAATTTTCTTGCGCTTCTTGTTGCCGTTCTTTAATTTTACTACTTTGTATGTTGTCTTGCTAAATTTTGCTAATTTTTTGCCGATATACTTCTTTCCAGTTAGAACATTTACAATAATGTAAACAAACCCAATACAATCTTCGGGGAGTGCTACTACTTCTGTGCCTTTATAAGTCCACACTATACTGCTAACTTCTTACCAATTGCGGTCCTACCTAATACCCATCCATCGCCTGGGCATTCTCTACTTTTCTGAGACACACCATCTTTGCTCCACCACCTATTTCCAATTGTTGCTTGTGTACGTTTAATAATAACTTCTTGCGTCTGCTTCCGCCCGGACATTGTTGCTGATTGTTTTAACTTTTGAGACTCTGATTTAGGTTTCCCTTTTGCCGCCAACGACATATTTAATTTGTGTTCTGCTGATTTAGGTTTTCCTTTATTTCCTTTAGCATTTTTATTGCCTAACATTGTATTAGAAGATACACCTTCACCACCGTCGGTTTTATTTCTTAATATTCCTGTTTTTAAATCTTTCCTGCCATACCAACGAATTATTTGTCTTTCAATAGCAAATGCTCCAAGCTCGGTAAGTCCTGACTCTAATATTACTATTCTATCAGTAGGCGGAACCTTTACTTTGTGGTCCTTAGATTTATGTCTCGAATCGTGCCCCTTGCCTATGTAATACGGCGAACCGTCTACTCTTAAATAAGCATACACATAATAAATATTCATTACTGATAGTCCTATAAACTGTTAGAGTTAGCGGATACTCTAATATCGCGGCTAACACTACTATTTAGCTGATTACCAACACCGGTTAATTTTTCCTAACAAATTTTCATCATGCTACCTCCACATCATTAGAATAATTTGTAAATCCATTTTCTTTGACAACCTTAAGGATGTTTTCAACACGCCCAGCAAGTTCATCTCTATGACTTACCAGCCAAATTGATTTTTGTCGCTCTCGACTCATTTGTTTTAACAATGCTAACGCATTTTCAACGCCCGATGTATCAAGTCCGTTGTCAATCATTTCGTCTATAAACAACAGATTAATGGGTTGATACAAAGACTCAAACACATCACGGAATGCCCACGACATACTTAAAATTAATCGATTGCGTTCTCCACGACTTAAATTATCAAAATCTAACTCGCGACCTAGTTCTTCAATGCTGACAGTTAGGTCGTTTTGGAACACTACTGTATGCGGCAAGCCCACACGATCTAAGTAGTGTGTTAGTCGGGCGTTTAGATAACTAAGATTTTGCTCAATAATCTTTTTACGGATAAACGAATCTTTGCTTGTAAGTAATTTGAGTAAGAAGTCTTGGTGTTCTTGTAAACGAGTAAGCTCGTTCAGTGTCTCATATGTGATCTCTTTTAATGCCTGTTGTTGCATTTCTGTAATTTGTTCACTATAAGGATCTGTTTCTGCTGATTTGCTGGCAATCTGTTGTTCTAAGTTTGCCACAGTAGCTTGGTGTTGAATAGCGTCAGATTCTTTATCGTAAAACATCTTAGGTGGCTTACCTAACGTGCCCAAGGACGTGTGGGTAGTCTCCAATTCTGATAAGAGAGTGCTGTAAGTTGTGCCGCTCTCTCGAGACGCTGCCAGGTCTGCCTGTTTTGCTTCCATAACTTGTTGGTGCTTACTGTCGTGGAAGGCCTGCCCACACGTATGACATTCATGGTTTGCAAGCGTCTCAATTTCTTTAGATAGTTTGGCCCCCAGCTTTTCCTCCCGACCGATGTCCAATTTGACTCGTGAGATCTGACTTGATAGTTCGTTGATATCCTTGCGCTTTTGATCCCATGCCTTGTGATCCTGGTGCGCCTGGATCTCCACTTCGATCTGTATATTCTGCAACGCCGCCAGGGCTTTCTCAAGTTCTTGGATATCTTCGCCATGTTTGGTTGTCCATAATGTTTGTCTACGCTTTAAACTTTCTACTTGTTCTTCTATGCGCTTGTTGGCCTCTTGCTCAGCACGGATACGGAACTCTTCTTGCTGTATTGCATCTTTAGTTTCTTTATTAAGTTCTTTAATACGATCCGCTCGCTCACTTAACTGTGTGATGCCGAGCAACTGTTCAATAATAGTACGCTGGTCGTTGGCTTTAAGACTTAGGAAAGGTTCTGTATAAGTGTTAAGAGCAAGAATATGTTTGAACATATCGTGGCTAAGTCCTAACATCTGTTCTATGGCATCTTGGGTTTCTCTGCTGTCACCTTGAGCATTATCTGTGGCAGCCTGTTCTTCGTTGTTAACATAGAATCTAAGTAAGTTAGGTTTACGCCCTCTCTCAATTTTAAAATCCTTGCCGCCAACACTAAAATCAAGACTGACCAACATGTTTTTACCATTGGTCTTGTTGACAAGATTATCCTTGCGGATGTTGCTTAGTGCCGTGCCATATAGAGCATAGCTAAGAGCATTAATAATTGTAGTTTTACCTGTACCGTTGCGACTACCGTCGCCACCTAGGTCTAGATTTTCACCTAGCACAAGTGTTAAGTCCTTGCGATCAAAGTCAATAGCTTGAGTGGAGTTACCCACACTCATGAAATTCTTCACGGTCAAATTCTTTATATGTATCATAGGTTTTGATATATTTTCAATAGTAATTTTGGATCGTAAAATTCACTTTCAATATTAGTAAGTTGATCTGTAACAATTTGATCTACTGATTCAAACTTGACTTCTCCTGGGGCCATGTCAACGTCAATATCGGTACGCTTGCTAGGAATTAATGCCATCTCACGCAGATTGTGATCCTTTACAAAGGTGTCTTTAATAAAATTAGCTTCTTCGTAGCTGATATCAATGTCCAGTTCTACACGCACATGCATGTTAGGCTTTAGAATATTTTTGCCATTATCGATGGCTTCACTTAACTTCATTACACGATACAGGGGTTGCCCTGGCCACGCAAAGTATTGATCCGCTCCACCCCATTCTTTGATCATCATACCACGCTGGTCATCACCAGCATCAGCAAAGTTGTGTGGAAAACAGTTACCGATATAATTGATATTATTTTTATGTTGCCGCAGATGGAAATGTCCTGAGTATACACTTTCAACTCCTTTAAAATTTTCTACCTTAAGTTCACCATGATCTGGCATTTCTACCATGGCGTTCATTTTAAAGTGCGGAAGCTCAAAGTGCCCAAACATATACTTGGCACTCATTTTAGCTAACTTTTTATGATCGTCTCCAACTAACCAGGGAGCAATAATAACATCTCCGTCTTTGAAAAAGTCATTGACAATCTGGATATTAGGAATGTGTTTGGCCCATTCTGTACTATAGATATCACGCTTGTCGCGATAATATAAATCGTGATTGCCTGGAATAAAGTAAAAACGATCAAATGCCTTGGATAATTTTTCTAAACTACGCAGGCTATATTGTAGTGTCTGCATGTTAATAGCCGCACGTTGATGCGACCAATCGCCAAGGAACATGCCCGTTTCACAACCATTGGCCTTGGCAGTTTCAACAAACCAATCAATAAAATCACTACAGTCTTGATTATGCAGTTGACTGTTTGATTTAAGACCAAAATGTAGATCGGTACATACTGCCACTTTTTTAAATAGACTCATAGATTACAGTATACAGGAGTAAAACGAGTTTTGCAACTCATCTGGTTAAGTCTCGTTATTGTATTCAGAGATGTCAATGTTGGTAACAACTGACCCAAAGTTGGGATTCTTTTTGCCAGCGTTCTGCCGTGTCCAACTTGGGTTGAGTCCGGCTTGTTCTAACATGTCGTCTCGAATGTTTTGGTTTTTCTTTTCTAAATTTAAGATACGAGTAAAACTATTGGTAATAGCCGCAGTATAATAAGCAAACGGATTTTGTGATTTTGATTCATCAAACTGTAGGCCAATTTGACTTAGTTGTAGTAGGGCTTGACCGCGCATTTCTTCATTGTAAGTGTATCCTCTCCAGTTACTACGGGTGGCATAGCGTTCACACAGCTTCATATACATAGTTGCTAAGGTGCGTGTAGCTTGCCCGTGATCCTTGCTAAACTCACCCGACTCAAAATCACCAATCCAGTGACTCTTGCCTACCTGGAATGGTTCTTTATTTTCATCTAATCTGTAGTGATAAAATGGAGGAAAGTTTAAACGAACATGTTTAGGATCTAATATCGGAATGTCAATTAATTCAGCCAATGGATCGTCATCTTCGGGCAAGTCCAGTTCAAAAATATCTTCAATTTTTTTCTTTTTTGTTGCCGATTTAGGTATCTTTTTAGGTGCCATAGGTATGTGATCCCAGCAGGTAATACGGAATACTAAGTCAGTATTTGGTATCTTTTTTGGATCAACAATAACACCTTCGCGCTTAAAACGATCTGCACGATTACGGCGTGCTTCTGCTATTGTACGTTGATTAATCTTGGCTAGTGTGGGCAAAATAATGTCATATTGATGATCATTTACTGGATCTGTATATGTGCAATATGTATTTTTGCTTAGGTGTATTTGCTTCAGGATATCTCTGTTATTGAGATAATTTGTTTTTGCTGGTGTTCTTGGCAAGGATGATGTGGCCACTAATATGTCTCCTAATAATATATTTATTGTAGCACAAAAACCACAAAGGTCAACCTTTTAATCATTATCTGGGTGGTTTATTTTAACCATAAATATTGTACAGGACAACTTAAAGAATGCCATACATACCAGACCCCAATAACCCCGGCGGCCCACAAATTGAAATTAGTCAGGCCGAGTACGACGCCTGGGTTATTGATACTACTTCAAAAGATAAGCCGGTTGGCAATCCACCAGACCCACAGGTCGGTGCCGGGGAAGATCCGGCGGTTCCTGCTAGCGATGTTCAAACTAGTCCAGCACCTGCATATGGTGCAGGAATACAAACATTTGACGACGGATCTACAATACAAACGTTTGATGACGGATCTACATTAGCTACAGGAACAGATGGTAGTGTAAGCTCTAGCCCAGCTCCAGTTGATCCTGCTACTGACCCTGCTGCTGGGGAAGTTGGCAGTGACCAAGCTGGGCCACCAGTATCTTTAGCAGACCCTGCCAACTTGGCGGCAGCGAGAACCACAGTTGGCGCAGCCCAAATGGGCGATCAACCACAGATTTCTGATTTACAATTTGCCGCTAATACTGATTGGCGTGTAACTTTAAGATTAGCACCGGGTGCAACATATTTGTATAATGATTCACAGGCTGGATTGTTACAACCGTTAAAAGTAACCAACGGTGTTATATTTCCATATACCCCGGCAATCAGCACAGCCTACAAGGCCAATTACAGTTCATACGACTTGACGCACAGCAACTATCGCGGATATTTTTATCAAAACAGTTACGTAGATGTAATTAACATGACTGCAACATTTACAGCTCAAAGTACCAGCGATGCAGCCTATGTATTAGCAGTCATACACTTTTTCCGTTCAGTAACCAAGATGTTTTACGGTCAAGATGCCAAAC